ATCGTAATTACTTCAGACCAAAGAGAACTATTCCATAGTCTTAAAGCAAAGAACTGGAATCGTGAAGCCATTGCTGCTTATCTAAAGTATGAAAGTAAAAAGAAATCAGTAATCCGTAATAAAAGAATTACACTCGGATCTGATTCTCAAAGATCAAAAACTTATTCTGCAGAATTTGCTTATCATAAAAAGTTTGGTTATGGTAAGCAATTCGAGACAATCAAAGATTGCCAGAAGTATGTTAATAAAATTATTAACTCAGCTACATGGAAAAAACTAGTAAAAGAAACTAGGCATGAACATCGTAGAAATGTTTCGGTAGAAACTCTTGGTGGCCATAGATTTGCTGGTATGTCTTATGGATATAAAATTCGTCTTAATACCACAGGTATGAACGAGTATGTCATACTTCACGAATTAGCACACAGTGCGGGTTATATGCACCACGATGTTGGTTTCCGTATTTGTTTACTAAAGCTTGTATCACGTTTCTTAGGTAGAGAACAGGCTCAAGAATTAAAGAGCCAGTTCAAAGCTCGTAAACTTAAAGTTACAATTAGTAATCATATTAAATCTCCAGAGCAGTGGCTCAAGTCATATGAAAGATTAGAAAGTGCTAGGGCTGCGAGAGCAGCCTAATACTTTTGGATATGGAAAGATAATGAGTATAGGTATGCATTTTAGGGGTTTACAAATCATTAAAAATAAGCTATGTTGTAAATATAATAAAAAGGAATAAATATGATTGATAATATGAATAAAATAATCTTAACCGATTGCGACGGTGTTCTTATGAACTGGGAGTTTGCTTTTAATCTTTGGATGAAACACAAAGGTTATAATATCTCTCCAGGAAATGAACATGCCTATGATATGGGTCAACGTTATGGCTTAGATAGTCAGACTAAAAAATTAGTTGTTCAAACTTTTAACGAGTCTGCAGCTATTGGTTTTTTGCCACCATTACGTGATGCAATGTATTATGTAGATTTGCTCCATCGGAAACATGGTTATGTTTTTCATATGGTTACTTCTTTATCATTAGATCCTTCAGCTCAAGCTCTTCGGATTGAGAATACTAAAAAACTATTTGGAGAAACCGCTTTCACTAGTTTCTCTTTTGCAGACACTGGTGCAGATAAAGATGATGTACTGGAACCTTACAAAGGTAGTGGTTATCTTTGGTTAGAAGATAAAACAGAAAATGCCGAACTTGGTGATCGGCTTGGACTAGAAAGTATCCTAATTGAGCATGGTCACAATATGGATAATAAACAATTCCCTTTAATGAAAAACTGGAGCGATCTGTATGAGTATATCACTGGCTGAACTATTAAGACTACGATCTGAATATGAAGACTTGGCAAGAAATTTTGATGTTGCTGAGGATAAGCGTCATGGAGTTATAAATAGCTTAGAGTGGTTTAAACGATATGGTAATCGCAAAAACAGATTTAGAAATGGCTATGATAGAGCAATAGAAATATGTAATGTCATGCTGAAAGAAATTAAAAGGGAATAGGAATGCCATCAAAGTCAGTCCTTATAGCACAAGCTTTTAGTAAAACAGGGGTCTTATCTACAGTTGTGGATTCGGCTCCTTCCTTGTCATATGGAGATAATAATGTTTTATCTTTAATAGATTCTTCATATGTTTCAAATAGGGCCCCGGCGGGTTATGCTGACGCTGATGTTTTATCTTTAATAGATTCGGATTATATATCTGCCCGTGCTGGAGCGAGTGGAAGTTCTATCACAACTTATGCTAATTATGCGGCATTTCCTACATCGGGAAATACTCTTTCAGACCAAGCATATGACGAAGCTACGGATACGTTATATATTTGGAATAGTTCCCAATGGTTAGATATAAATAGACAAACGGTATTTTCTTATTACTTAATTAATGCAGGTAATTTTACTGGACCCAAAGAAGGCATTCAATCTATAACGCCTACTAATAATATTACTTTGACTAATTTAGCCGCATCAATAGATGCATCTGTAGGATCTGCAATTATATTTGATGTAGAAAAAAATGATTCTGCAATTCAAAGCTTTACTATACCTTCGGGCCAAACTGAAATAACCGCAAACTTTAATTCAAATTTAACATTTACAAATAGTGATAATATATCTGTGGATATAACTTCCGGAACCGGAAAAGATTTAGTTGTAAAAATAAACTATAAGGAAACATAACAAATGGCAATCACAGTTACAGACAACTCACTTAGTACCAATGCTAGGTATGTAGTATATTCGGGGAGTACCGTAGCAAATGATGCTCAAACACTTCTTCTTGGAATTAATGATGCATTAGTCAATCTAGGTTGGACTAAGTATGATAATGCTGGAGCAGCGGCGGTTTTAGGTACAGCAGATGATGCTAAAGTTATTATGAGAAAAGCTACATATGATAATAGTAATTCTGGACATTATACTTATCTATCATTAAGAATGCGACATAACAGTGGAGTATATACATTTTATATGAATTATAGTGCAGACCATACTGGTAATAGTACATATGGCAACTGGGTTAACCCAGTTTATAATCGGTCACCCAATTTTAGCAACGGCGGAGGTTATCAAAACAACCCAAGTTTTACTTCCGGTGGTACTATTTGGTTATTTCAAGAAGATAATTCTCTTGTAATGAAATTTACTGGAACTGGCTTCACTGAAGGAGAACCCAAATCTTGTATATATTTTGGTGAATATGATAAAATATTCGGAGAAGCGTGTGATGCTTCAACTGGTTATATACATAATGGTGTTGCCATTGATGGTAATGAATTTGTTGAGGGTGTTGGTGTTGAGCATGAGTCTCAAGGAGGAAATATTTCTAGCTATTATAACAATAGTAACGCGCCTTATTACTATCAGACCTTTGATACACATCAGAATGAAAGTGGTACCGACTGCGCTCAATTTGCACTAACAGAATATCCTCAAACGTCAGGGGCGGTTGATCAACAATATGACTATCTTCGTCAGGGGCGAACTGGTTACGATGCGCCAATTGGTATGACATCGTCTAATGATGGTAGCTATAGTGATTATACAAGAGTGCACTTAGGTTGGTTAGGTTGGATTGGTCATATTGCTCCATCATATAAAACTTCATTGGCTAGCGTGATTGGAACTAATACCTCTAGTTCTAGCCCACGCCAAAGCCATTTTACATCAGGTGTCAATAGATACACAATGCCTGTTACGAGACAGATTCAACAATACTTACCTAATCCAAGTAGTAATCAAATAGCGTTATATGAGCCCGTAATAAGCAGTGGTACAATTAATTCGGCTAAGGCATCAAGCTCTAGTCACCCCCTCTACAGTAATTTAAATAATAATCTCACAGCTAAAAGAGTATTTGCAATGCACGGTAGGCTATTCGGATTTAGAATGTCTCTTGGGCAACCCGCTGTCTCATCGGGTGGATATGCGTTTTTAGATACTGCTAATATTCCTTTAGATGCTGATGGATATTATAATGCTTCTGGGACTACGACAGCTTGTTGGGCCATTCCAATTTGGACAAACTCGTATGCCAGTGTTTGTTTATGGGTTAAGAAATGACTTTAACAAATAATCCTACTCCTAATCAAGTGGGTGATGGATCATATTATTTTGATTCTGCTGGAGGTTATCAACAGTCTAACATAGGATATGCTGATGCAATAAGTTTAACATCAGTAGAAACTACGGGAGCGCTTCAGAATGCAACAATATATTCTAATCATCCTGTTACTAGTTTTAATAATCCTAATGCTACATTAGATATTCAAAGTTTAACATCTGTTTCAACAACATCTCAACTAACACTAGCCAATATTAATGCTGGAAATCCAATAACTGGATTTGTAACAAGTGGGTTTTCTACGATTAATGAAAATGTTTCATCAACAACACCTACGGCAATTATTGCTCTTGCGGAAATAAAAGCTAATAATCCTATTACCGGTTTTGGTGGAAGCGGAATAGATCCAAAATTAATTAAATACGAAATGACAATAAGGATATAAAGAAAATGTCTGACGAATTACTTGCTAAATTAAAAATTCAAATGAAACATAATATTGATGAAGCTTGTGATATTTATATGTTTAATATTTCAACGGAAACACATGATAGAATTAGAATGAAAGCTTGTCAAGATTTTGAAAGTAAAATATGGATTATGGAATTTGATGGAACAAATGCATGGATATCAGCTACAGCACCACCTACAAATAATACCGATCACTATACACAGGTTGCTTTATGGGAAAATCTTCCGGTTGAAAAGCTTATTTTTGAAGAAGACTCTGCATAAATAACTAAAGCTTAATTAATTTTTTATATAAATAGTAGCAAATACTATTTTATAGGAAAGTTATAATGGCTGCAGTTACCTCAAGAGATGAATTATCAGAGTATTGTTTAAGGAGACTTGGCGCTCCGGTTATAGACATCAATGTAGATCCAGATCAAATAGAAGATAGAATAGATGAAGCACTTGAATTTTTTCAAGAGTTTCATTCTGATGCTACTGTTCGTACTTATTTTAAGCATCTTATAACAGCAGATGATGTAACCAACGAATATATCACAATGCCTAATAACATAGACATTGTGTCCAAACTTTTTCCAGTTTCAAGTTCAAGCAATAATAGCATTGATATGTTTAGTGTTAAGTATCAAATGATGCTTAATGATATTACTGATCTACAGAACTTTGCAGGTGATCTTGCATATTATACTCAACTACAGCAATATTTAACTTTAATTGATATGAAGTTAAATGGATTACCTCAAGTTCAGTTTTCAAGACATCAGCATAGACTTTATATTTTTGGTGACTTTAAGGATAATGATATAAAAGCCGGCGATTATATTGTAGCTGAAGTTTACCAATTAATTGATCCAGATACACATACAAGTGTATATAATGATAAATTCGTAAAAGCCTATACTACTGCTCTGATTAAGAGACAGTGGGGTGCTAATCTTATAAAATTTGAGGGTATGCAACTACCAGGTGGCGTAATGCTAAACGGTAGACAAATCTTTGAAGATGCAATGCAAGACATTGAGAAGCTTGAAGAGAACATGCGCCTTGAGCACGAAATGCCAGCAGACTTTTTTGTAGGATAATAAATGGCTTTAAATCATTACTTTAATCAAAGAGCCAAAAACGAACAAAATCTTTATGAAGATATAATCATAGAGAGTCTAAAAATATATGGCCAAGATGTTTATTATTTGCCTCGTGAGATAGTAAATGAAAATACTATATTTGGTGAAGACGTTCCATCTAAATTTTCTTCTGCTCATAAGATAGAAATGTATATTGAAAATACTGAAGGTTTTGATGGAGAAGGTGATCTATTTACAAAGTTTGGTGTTGAGATAAGAGATGCTGCTACATTTATAGTTTCAAGAAAAAGATGGGCTAATGTCGTTGGTCAGATGAACAATCAAATAGAAAGTATTAGACCAAGAGAAGGGGATTTAATTTATCTTACTCTGACTAATAAACTATTTGAAATTATGCATGTAGAACACGAACAGCCTTTCTATCAACTAAGTAATCTCCCAACATTTAAACTTAGATGTGAGCTATTTACATACAGTGATGAGAGACTTAACACAAATATTGATGCAATTGATGATATAGAAAGATTAGGTTATAATCTTCAGTTAAATATGGATCAAGGTGTTGATAGTATTAATTCTGCATTCTCTTATGACTTTATGGAAGGTGAATTTGTACAACAAACTCAATCAAATGGTAAAATTCTATCTGCAGAAGTTCTTGAATATAATCAAGCTGAAAATTATATTGTTGTATCACATATTAGTACAAGTGATGGTACATACGGAATGTTCGTACCCGGGACAATAACTAATACAAGATTAAGAAATATCTCTGGTGCTCTTGCATTTTTAGGTGATTCTGAAAGGTCTGTATCAAGAACATTGGTTTCAATAGATGAAAATGTTTATGGTGATAGCAGCTTTGCTCAAAATGATATATTTGATACTACAGAAAACTCATTTGATTTGGACTTCTTAGATTTCTCTGAGAATAACCCATTCGGCGATCCAGAGGATTTATAATGTTTACATATTTTTATCATCAAAGAATTAGAAAATCAGTTGCTTTATTTGGTACTCTTTTTAATGACATTTATGTTATCCGTAAAGATAAGACTGGCAAATCCATTAGTCAGATAAAAGTACCTTTAGCATATGCACCAAGAGAAAAATATCTTGAAAGAATTAGAACAAATCCAGATTTAAGAAATAATTCACAAATTGCTTTAAAGCTTCCAAGAATGTCTTTTGAAATTACGAGTATTGGATATGACCCAGAAAGAAAACTTCCAAAATTAAATAATTATCATAAAGGTGTTACTAACACAACACGTGATAAATTCTTTTCTCCAAGCCCATATCAAATTACATTCCAATTAAATATATTCGCAAAGAACCAAGATGATGCTTTACAAGTTGTAGAACAAAT